CGCTGCGGCAACCATTCGACTTCCGAGAGCTGTAAGGAGAGGGTCGAGATCAACCCTAATGTGAGTACATACGAATGTGTCAGTACTGTCCACGCGAATCTCGCGAACATATCTATTGTTGTAGTCGAGCCATTCTCTCTTCCACGACAAGTCGATCTTGAGAGGAGATAGATCATTCTTTTCTCTCAAATACTGTTCAACATTCTTCTGTTCCTCAACAGATATCCCATACTTACTTTCAACAAGCAAGCGTGTGGCATTGCCTACCTCCTTCGCCATAGGGCCTCTATTTAGCGCCTCTAAGACTTGCTCTCTTTCCCACATAGACATATTGCGATCTGAATCGACAAATGCCTTTACATTATACGACCGGGTCATTCTAAGGCCATACAATGCCAATTCCTGGATTATCGGACTTCCAGAATATTGGTGCAGGTAACAAAGGGCTTTACTTCGTAGCAGTGCCATGAGTTTGGAATTGGAACTTCTAGCGTATCTCTGGGACGCCCAACCAAAGGAAGCAAGAACCTCCATTGGATCCGTGACATTGATCAAGTCATCCGGATGATAAACTATTCCGCAAAAGGACGCGGACGATACATCTTTGTGCAACTCCAATTTCACTTTAAATCCGAGAGCTAAGAAATCTTCGGTAGTAGGAAACTTACCGGTAGGCGTCGTGGCAAGGCCATCGTCACCCTCTACAACCATACGAACATCGCCACATCCTAGATAATGGCACAGAAACTTCATAATGATCATATTTGCGAATCCATTTCCCAATGACGTATTCATTTCACCTGACATTCTTTTTGCTTTAATGTCAAGCGTGAACCATTTAAATCGCACATGGTTCGTACGCAAAAGGGATTTGAAGACAACAGAATAAAAATCACTCTTCAGTCTCTTAGTAAAATGTTCGAATAGAACTTGGTCTGTAGCTTTCATAACTTCTTCAGTAAAGCTAGTCTCAAAGCTCGTGTAATCTGTGGCCGCAAAATCATGGCCAATAGTTTTGAGCATCTCTTGTATATACTTAGGGCGTTCATCGACAGGTACCTTCTTTATGAACTCTGGTTGTGAATAAACGATTTTCTCAATGGCCGCAACCAAAGGACCGAATATCACCTTGAATTCATCACATCGGGCATAGATACCCCGGGCGTGTTTAAACTCCGGGTATGTCTCATCTTTCATAAAAGCTTTTACCAACCGGTATTGCTCCGGAACTGAAAGTTTGACAATCCTTTCGTGAACCTCAATAAGCTCCTTCTTCCTCCACTCAGGATAAGGACGTTCTTCCAACCATTTATCAAAGGACAGATCCGCATCAGGCGACAACGGCTGGCAAAATGTCTCTAGATAGTCCTTTGCATATCTCTTTAGCTTACGCAAAAACCGTCTATTGGGTGTCGGCATTTTGACAGCTACTCGCTTGGCTGTTCCAGCCATCATCGTAGCAGTATCTGTTTGATCGGGGTGAGGAAGTGTTACCCCTAGGACTTGAGGACCCATCGAAACCATCATTGGTGGTCGAAAAGACCGGTCAGACCACCGGTGCACAGCAAACTTCACAGGCACAGTTTCGGGGAGCTCTGGTAACTCCACTTCACCGTACCTGTAGCCGTAAGCCACGTACCTGAGGTTATTCGACGGGACCTCTAAAAACCCGGCAATTCCATAAGCCGGCGTCGTTCCGATTCAAACAAATACTGAGCTATCAGGGCTGTGTTTGCTCGGACGAACTGTTCATTCAGCACATCTGCGCGGTTATCATTCACGGTATGCAATGATCGCATAACTTGATTTATCCGTAATGTAATGGTCGATGAGTCAGTGTTCATACTCACTGTCGCCGCGCTCAATGTTTGGGTCAGCAGCTCCAACGAGACTACTGCCTTCACTGAATATGGACAATCTAAGATCCAACGGACAGGGTTGTACCGATAATCAGAAATGGTACAATCTACAACTTGAGAATTGGCATGCCTTAGAGCAGATAGCTTCAGCAAATCAGGGCGCATATCCAAATCTGTAATGTCTTGAGCACGTCTTTTAACCTTAGGCCATTTATCAGCTAAAAGTTTTGCGACGTCACATACAGGATTCAAATACTTGTGTGTCTTCCCTGCAGCATTAGCATACAGTACAGCCAAATCCTCTGTGTAATCCCCTGGATCACTAGAGGGTCCTGGGAGCCGGATCTTACAACTTTCCAGCCATCTCAGAAATCGGTAAATCTTATCTGAGTAAAACCCGTAGTGCACCGGGTCCCCCGGTCTGGCGAGATGAATTTTTACATGACCACTCGACCAGATCAAACGGTGAATCATCTTCCAGGAAGTATACATTGTTGCAGTGGCCAATAATGTAAAAGCTACTCCTCCCCAGGAGACAAACGGAATGTTAGGAATCACAATCCGCGAACCCCACTTCACCTGCGGGATTCTAAGTTGAAATCTTTTCCAGTGTGCATCGACAACAACCGGATTATTCAACACTGCGGCCGGTATTTCGAACTTACCCGACCCTACACCATCCACACCATACTCAAACACTGTCGTATTTGGGACGTTATCGACTTCTTCGGCCATCGATTCCATCCAACGCATAGTAGGTGGCGCAAGGGGAGTATGTACTACAGGCTTCTTGGCCCACATCCACCGCGTAAGCCAGTGGTGTGGCCGGTCCCTGTATACAGATTCTACTCTAGCAGCAACAGATTCAGCGCTTGTCATAGTCAATTCTGGAGTCTCAATTCCAATCTCTATCTTCTTAGGCAAGTTCCTGTTCGCGAGTAGAACTGCTTCATTGATCTTATTGGTAATTGAAACGAATTGTGATAAAGCGTGGTACGTAGCACCCAAAGCGGCCAAAATTGGACCAAATACGCTAGGTTTGCGCATTTCAGGTCTGATCCAATATGTCCGCCCCAGGTACTTTGCACCTGCAAAGTGTCCATCATCTAATTCGACGATTTCTTCCTTGCGGGTTTTCTTTTCCGGCATCTTGGGCTCAGGATCGTTACCATCCTGTGATGACGGAGGAGCACAGCTGGACGCAGGCTTCCACTCGGTCTTTGGCTTCTTGCACTGAAATTTCTTATGACCAACTTCATTGCAATTGTAGCAAGTAGGAACAGACTTCGCCAAACTAGCATCTTCTTCCCCGGCCAATTCTGCCAGGGCCTCAGAGAAAGCATCGCTACTCCCTTCCAGTTTCGCCACACTCTCCGCTAAGCTAGTGTTAACCGCAGCAGCCTGTTTGGAGCCACGCGAAGATGATCCTCGTTGTTTAATCTCTTTCTTCGCGCCCTTTTCAGCTGCCTTGGCATAAGTCTTAGGCTTTCCATTCTTGCCATACTCCACCTTTCGTTCTGGTTTGGAGTGTCCAGGTCCCGGGTTGGATTCTACATCCCCCGACAGGGCTAACCGGTTTGCACCGCCCATTGACGGTTGCATTCCAGATACCCGCTTAATACTTAGCATTTGTTGTCTACTAAGCTTAAGTCTGCGACATTTCGCACTCATAGGGTCCGAGCGCTTCTGACCAACTTTACGAGGATCTGTAATCTTTCCTCTGTATGGTCCGGAGCTGCTACTTTTTAGCGTGGTTTTGTTCCCACTCTCTAAGGCCTTATTAGCAACATGTGCAGTGTCAGTATTATTATCCATGGTGTTGAATAGGAGTCCGACGTCAGTACCACCTCCCACTTTGTGATTAACTTGTGGCTGCATGAATTGAAAACATGGCTGAGTCCCGAATGTGATATTCGTCACATAAAGCGAAAGCCGTTCATCCGCCTGCCCTGGGGCAGGGTCAATCTTGCGATTGAAGACGCCCCAAGGGGGCGCACTAAGGACTACATCGCAGTGGGGTCCAGTCAATTCAGAGGCAACATTCTCCAAGTGTCTCACGGTACTATCCGTCCCGGTGTCATCCGGCATGGGCAATAAAGCCTTCCCCGCTTAAGTCAAATGATAAAGACCGGGGATTG